CTTATCAAGCGCATCTTCATGGCTGTCAGCAGGGAACGGATCGTTTGGAGTGTAATCCGTTAGCTGTGTACGCGCTGTGTTTCTAATAAGAACGACTGTTTGACCAGATGCAGGGGTGTTACCGCTAGTAAACGTGACGTTACCACCACTTGAGTTACCCACATTAGATACAGTGTAATGAGTTGTTTTGGTTTTAGTCGCTTCAGCACCAGTGCTATCTGTACGAATAATAACCGTAATATCATCGTCATCAAATATCTTGAAGCCATAAGCAAAGACAGTTGTACTGGCGTTGCCGCTATAACTATTCTTTGTGGTTGTGCTGCTAACTGTCATTTTCTGTCTCCAAACACTTGCTTAATGTACCAGAATGTTGCCCTTTTAGAAAGAGTGTTAGTTCTGCTTTACTTCCTTTAGCCCTTCTAAAGACAATCTTGCTATGTCAATCATAGATTGATAAGCGTCATCTATTAACTGACGTTTTTCTATCGTGTCCATATCACTCATGTAAATAGTTCTAATTATTTCTCTTATTGCACTCATTGCTTCTCTTGCATCTCGCAACGCTAAAAGGTCTAAATCAGATTTTCTTAACAACTCAGGTATTTCTTCAAACCTTTCTTCACGCTCTAATTTGTCAAGAGTTTTTATAAAACCTTCAGCTTTCTTGTATTTTTGATAAAACCTCTGGATATACTCAGAAGAGCCAGTAGCATCTCTAACTAAAAATGCTTTTATAACTGGCAAATCTTCTAGCTGAAACTCAGGTTTTTCTGGTGTTTTTACAATACCGGATTCCCTCAAACCATAATCAAGAGTTTGAATGGTGTATCTTCCTAATGTTCCTGTCCAATTACTTATTAACTGGTCTAATCTGGCTGGGCTACCCATTTTACCACCAGTAATCTCACTTATAGCCTTGCCAACAACTTTTGCTGTCTCACTCGTATACTCATTATACTGGTACTCAGGCAGCATATTTTCTGATCCATAAGGAATAATAGGCGTATTGTTAAATAAGTTTTTGTTACTAAACGCTTCTATTGCTGGTTTAGCCACATCAGGAATTGGCACAAGTCCAGTTGCATTGCTCGTTGTCAAGTCTTTGATAAAGTTCGTTAAAGGCTCTGGGTCTGCTTCATAAGCAGCAGTTAATATTCTTTCTACACCAGAGCCAAAAAGCAACCCAAGCTCAAATGGTTTTGGTATTCTGTAGATGGTATGATCGTTGTCATCTTTATATATTTTATCACCAATACCTATTTCGGGCGTAATAACAATCCAAAACATATCTTTTTGCCAAGCTGGTAGTTGCTTGTATCTTGGGTCATCTTTGTTGGCAAACCAAAGCAAAACACTTGGCGCAACTATATATTTAAATATTTTTAATGAAGTGCCTTTAGGATCTTCTTTAAATGACTTAGCAATCCTTGCATATCCTTGAAGCCTTGCGTTAAAAAATGACGACAGCATATTTACAGCGTGTATTTTTGAACCCATTTTAGCAAAGTCGATGCTAACATCTCGGCCTTCAAAACCCATCCTGTCTATTACTTCTCGCTCTGTTAAAGAAGTGTCTCTTCTCATTTCTTTTGCAGCTAATTTTTGCACCCCAATTCTTGTTGTGCCTTCAAAAACTTCAGAAAGAACACGCAAAGTCTCTATTGGCTGTGTAACAATGTTTCTTACTTTTCCAGCAGTTAAATATTTTTGTATATCCCTTTGAAAATAGTTTCTATCCATACTAACAACCATAGATTGCATACCACCAGATTTCATAAAATCTTGGTAAACTTTATCTTGTTTAATAATGTGGAAAAAACCAGACCATGAATCAATAAAAGGTTTAAAATCTCTTTGGCTTGTAACCGCTGATCCTGTTGTGTCTCTCATATAGTTGCGAACCATAAAGTCTGGAGCAAGTGTTGCCCCCGCCCTTAAAACTCTAGCTGGCACTGCTAAAATTCTTAACAGCATATTAGCTTCGCCTCTGCTTGTATCCCTTAAAGCCTCGACAACTTGTTCACCTACTTCCCATATTTCTCTTTTGCCGTTTCTAAAAATAGCAATTTCACTTTTGCCGACAATCCCATGTTCACGCCTAAAGACAGTCATGCCTTCAGCAAACTCTGGTTTTATAGGAGCATCAAAAGCGGCTTCCAACTCTTTTACTTCAATTTGAGTTGCTTTAACTTGTGCTTCGCTTCTGCGAATTTCTGGGAAAACCTCTGGCATTTTTTCTACCATCTCAATCAAATCAACAAAAGTTTTGTTTCTTTCTGCTATCTTGACATGATGTATGGTATTTAAATAAACGCTTTCAATCGGGTTTACTATTTTTCTTTCGCTGCCTTTAAATTTTTTAAAAGGATTTTTAACAGCTTGACCAAACTGAGCTTTGCTTGCCGCCACCCCCTCATCTAAAACACGATAGAAAGGAACAAAATCTCTGTTTGCCTCAAGCATTAACTTCATATCTTTTTCAGATATAATTCCGCTATCCTTTAAATAAGTTACTACCCTATTTTGGAAATCAACCATTTCTCTAAAGATAGGCTCATATACACTTTCTAAACTCTTAACAACAGCTTGAGCTTCGGCTACTGGAACGCCTGTTTCTTTGCCCTGACTTGATTTTTCTAACGCTCGTTTAGAAACAGCATAAGCACTAAACTCTTTAAATTTTGCGTTTGTGTTGATGCTTTCAAGTATTTGTCCTAATCCCCTGCCGTTGGTTTTTAAAGTTTTAAAATCAAGAGTGCCATGCTGAATCATGTGCATAGCCCTTCCTATCATTCCAGGCTGTATTCTTAACTGGGTATAAGGGTTCATAGCCCCAGTTTGACCACCAGCCTCTTCAAATCTTTTTACTAATTGAAAAACTGGGTGGGCTTTATCAAAAAACATTGTGATAAAGTCAGCCTTAACTTCTCCGAAAGACCTTTTAGGTTGTGGAACATCAAATTGTATTCTGCCAATAACAGTATTTACTGCATCAGATGTAGCGATCTGCACAACTTCTGGTGCTACATTACCAACTTTTGTAGTGTCTAGCGGTGCTGCCGCTTCTGCTAAAGGTGGTTCTTTAATTTGCGACAGTTCTTTTTGAGCCGTTTCTAACTGCGATTTAAGCCTAATATCTATTTTTCTTGGCTCTACAAGACCTAAACCTCTGTTAGCTCTATCTTTTTGCGCTTCTAAAATTTGGCTAATTTTTGTTTCTAGCTTTACAACTCTAGCTTCTGTTTTTGCGTTCATTTGAACTGTAGGCTCAGCAACAGTGGCTTCTGCCTTAATAGGCGCATCTATAGTTTCGGTAGCTGTGTCTTTTAATTCTTTTGCTTCGGCAGCGGCCTCAACTGGTTTTGCTGGCTCTATTGTTGGTTCAATTTTAACAGGTTTTTTAGCTTCTGAAGCAACTACGGCTTCATGGAAATCACTCATTTTAACTGTAGGAGTTTTTATTGGTGGCGCTTGTGTTGGCTCAACAGCTTCTAAACTTAAATCTTTTAGCTGACCTTTTTCGCCAGCCACAGGTATTGCTGGCTTTGAGCCTTCTACAAAAGGTTCTATTCTTTCTGCTGGTACGACTTCATCTCTAAATTCTTTTATGTTACGGCTTGCCACATCTTCCATTTTTTTAGGGTCTAATAAAATTTCCCCCACTACTTCCGCTGGCGATTTGTTAGTTCTTTTAACTCGGTTAAGAACCATGTTAGTGCTTTTGACAGTTCCTTCAATTCCAGCAAATGTTCCCAAAACCAAAGCCGTGTTTATAAGTTCATTTTTTGTAGGCATCTTTTGTTCTAGTAATGCACCCATACCAGTAAAAGCAACATATTGGGTGGCGTAATTACCTATAATACTACTTTGCAACCCAAGCGTTTTTGGTGCTTGCATAGCTGTGCCAAGGATAACCCCAGACTTTAACCCTTCTTTAATCCCATGATCTACATATAGCTTCCACCAATCTTTAAACCCGCCAACTTCATCTCGTTGCAAAGCCTCTAAATACATATGTTTAATACTATCGTTTACATACCCAGCCGCAAATCCTGTTGCAAATTTATTGCCGCCAGAAAGTTTATTACCCGCAATAGCGGCAGAAACATAAAATGGCAAATCTCCAGTAATTGCAGAAACGCTTTCCCACCATCTTTCTATATGCCCTGTGTCCTCCGGTTCAGCAGAGAGTGCTTGCCCCACATCAATACCAACACCACCTTTTGTATGGTATTGTAAGGCAAGGTTAATATTTGATTTACCCATGCCCCTAGACCAATACTCACCAAATTCTGCATCACTACCCACAGACCATTCTTTTACTTCTGCAAAATCTTCTTTTACTTTTTGACCAGCTTCCTCAAGTTCACTTATAGGAACTCCCATAATGCTTTCATTTGATATATCTCTATTAAAATGTTTTTTTGTTTCGTTAGCAATGCTTTGCCAATATTGCTTAATAGGGCCAATGACCCTTTCGTCATCATCTCGCACAATGCCAGATTCAGCCGCTACTTCCTCTGTGGTAAACCCAGCATCAATTAGCTCTTGAGATTGCTGCTTTATCTCTGCGTTGATTTCGTTTTCGCTAAAACCAGCCCCAGACAAATCTGATGATATGCCATTTAAAGAACTCATTGATCTCTTAGCTTCCTATAAATTGCTGGCTTTCCACTAGTAACCCATGTTTTATAAACCTCTGACGCCAAGTAATCTTGTGGTGATTGTCCTGGCAATCTTGCGGGTGGTCTGACATCTTGTAGGGTTGGTGGCAATTGATCTTTAAAGGAATCGGTTATGTTTTTTAGTTGATCTTGTTTAGTAGGCGCGAACATATCGTCAGGCTTTAGCAAATAGTCTGGGTGCCTTGGGTCTAACATATTTTTGTAATTAAGTCCTGCACCCAACCCCTCTTCAAATCTTCTTCTCATCTGTACTGTAAAATCATAAAACCTAGTATCAGATGTTGGGTCAAGCCTTCGGAAAGCCGCACTACCCATAATAGATTGCTTGTTGCCATTTACAAAATCATCAAATCCTTTAAATGCTTCTGTTTTTGTTTTTGAATCCGCGCTAGTAGAAGCGTTCTTTCTACTTGTTATTAGGCCAGCAAAATGTTCTATATCTGTGCTGCTTAAACCGTCTCCAAACCTGTCAAGCAAACTTAATCCTTCGGGTGGTACAGAAGATGGGTCTGTCATTAATTTATATTTTTGAGTTACGTCTGTAACCTTTCCTTGCAAAACTAAGGCAGAAGTTCCTTGATAAACAAGAGGCTTGCTATCCGTCAGGACAGTGCCACTTGCAACCTTGCTTGCCATAGACGTAAGTTGTTCCCTATACTTCTGTCCTTTTTCGCCTTTGAAATCCAAGTTCCTTATATCTACAATACTCATTGTGCCGCTAACCACAGATTTAATGTTGTCTGTATATAAAGTTTCATTAGCCTCATCGTCTCTTCGATCAGATTGCCTTTGACTAAAATTAAGCTGTGCAATAGAAGCTGATCTTCTTTCTGCTAAAACTCTACGAAAATCTGCTTTGCCCTTGTCATCCAAAGACCTATATTGCTGCTGCATTATTTGATTGCCACCAAACTCAGATTTTGCGGCATCATCATATCTTTCGTTTATTTGGCCTTCATTTGTAATGTTTCCATTAGTAATATCTTGATCGTCAATTACTGTGGTTAGCGCTGCTACAGTGTTATCTCTAATGCGATTTCTTGTTGTTTCAATTTGAGTGCTAAACGCTTTTAAATCACCGGCAGTTAAATCTTTGTCACGCTCTATATCAAATTGAATATCAAACAATTCTGCCGTACTGTCGGTTGCAGCCAATCTTTTCTGATATGAAAGTTTAGCTATTCTTTGCCTTGCACTTACCGAGTTGTCTTTTAAATTTAAATCTTTTTTAAATGAAGAGGCTATATTGTCATCTATTTGTTGTATCATATAATCTCTGTCTGGATGACCTATCGGCAAATCTGAGGCTTTGCTAATATTGTTTTCATTTAAAGCATTAGCAGCATTTAACCTAATATTTTGCCCACGGTTGTAAGCGTTTATTTTGCCCTTACTGCTTTCACTAGAAAAAATTGGCAACAATCTTCTTGTCACAGTATTTAACTGAGATTTTGTAAGCGGCAATTGTTTCAGTCTATCTAACTCTTTGTTTTGAAATTTTTTCCAGTTTTTTTCATAAGTAGCTGTATCAGTGTCTTTGTTGTTTAGTCTAAAATTTTCAGCCCTGTTTTGCAGACTTAATGTCTCTTCGTCACCAACACGGTCAGTTTCGGCTTTCTTTTCTTCCATTTGAAATTGAAAAGCAGCATTTTCTAAACTTTTGCCAAACTCAGAAAAACCTTTTTGTGCAGCAGTAAACGCGCCTTCATTGGCACGAACACCTTGTATTGGCTTCGTTGTTACCGTCTGGCCTAAACCTTGATTGTATAGGGGTATCTTTGGCATATCTTATCCCATCAAAGTTGCAGCTTTAGAGCCGCTGTTAACAAGGCTGGCGTATGATTGGTATTTAAGGCCAGATGCTTTTGCCCTACCTTCTAGCCGTGTCATTGCAGCTTCTTGAGTTTTCATAGCTTGCTCTCTGCTACTGGCTTGTTGTATGCTAAGAGCATCTAATTCTTTAGCAAAAAAAGTGTCCTTTAAAGCATTTAAGGTGCT